CATGCACCCAAACCGCTCAAGCGCCAGCATTGCATTAAGCTCATTTCCCTCTTTGAGATGCTTCAATATTTCCGTTGATTGACTCATAACCTTACTCCCTTGTTTAAAATGCCTCTGAGAGGCTATGTAACGCTCTGTGAGCGATTTTATTAAAAAAGTAATACCAACACACCACCTAGACTTAATGAAGCCTAGAAACCTCTTTTTCTTGGACAATTACATTCATCAGCAAAACCATCAAATCATCGTGCTCAAGGCTTGTGAACACCTCGATTCCGTCATCGTTGATTAACATGCTGATGTAATCAGTGTCTTTGTCCTGCATGGCTTTTGCGATGCGCTCGTAAATTGTCATTTAAAAAGTGTCCTCAGTTCGGCAAGTGCCTGTTCGCCTGCTTGTTTGTTTTTTACCGAATCGCCAGTGTTCTCATTCTCGATTTGCTTTTCAGGCTTCGGCAGCTCGCCACCGCTTGCAACGTAGTCAACGGTCTTCGCCCACGCTTCGTTAAAGATCTTCTCGGCCTCTTTCGTTGGCGACTCTCTAAACTTAACAACATCGGTCATCTGCCGCAAACAGTAAACTACAGCCGGGTGCTTATCAGTCTGTCGCATGACAGCTTGCTTAAAAGCTTCGTCAACAGTCGGTAGTCCAAAGTCTTCACCCTGGGGTAGACAGAGTTCGATAAACTCAGCCAGTGTCGGAACAAACGATTTGAACTTCCCGGTTAATAGTTTCTTGAGCGCAGCGCCGATCTGCTGATTGCTGATGTTTTCGAGCGCATCAGACCAAAGCTTAGCCGGTTGGTGACCGTATTGATTAGTCCACTTGCTCCCATACAACGCCGTCATCCGCTCCCAGAGTAACTCCGACTTGCTCAGAATCTCCCCAGTCTCCGTTTTGTAGAGCCTGTTCTGCGCGTTTCTTTGCTCGCTCTCGATTGGCTTGTTGAACCCGTTCGAGCGCACTGAGTCGATAACCTGATTTACTTGTTTCATAACGATCTTCCTTTAATTCAAATAATCCCGCCCAACCTTTAAAAATACTCTGCTCAATTATTTTGACTTTTGTTTGCTCATCAAATTTTTGCAAAAACTTGGTTTGCAATTCAATTGTTTTCTTTGTTAGCGGTTTCTTCATTTGCTTACGATGATCAATCCAATCTTGCCAGTTACTACATATATGTTTTATAGGAGTATCTTTAGGAGTATCTATAAGAGTATTGGGGTCACCTCCTGACCCACCCTCGGTCACCTCCTGACCTACCGTGGGTCGCCTCATGACCGAGTTGGTCACCTCCTGACCTACCCCCAAAGTAATGTGGTAAAGATTAGAAGAATTCAGGCCGCCGACTGATCTGTGCTCAATGACAAGAATGCCAGCATCAACTAGACCATTGAGTGCTTTTTTAACAGTGTTGCGACTGCAGCAAGATGCCTCTGTGAGGTAGGCAATGGATGGATAACAAGAGCCTTTGTTGTCGGCGATATCTGATAACAATATCAGAATGAGTTTCTCATAAACCGTTTTGGTTTTTGCTTTGGTAGCCTTGAATAAATATTCACTGCTCATTGTAATCTCCTTTAGGGTGGCGTGGCTCGGTAGCAATTCCGAGCAACGAACCTAAACATTTAACGGGCGAACCACGCCACTCTAAAAGAGACTTCAGGTGAGGTAGTTCATTACTTATAGGCTTGCTACGGCCTACACTCAGTATAACAAATCGAAACCTTTGGTAAAGGGTTTCACGAGTATGCTACAGTGACCTCGTTGGTTTATTTCCCTTTACCAACTTACTCCCTAGCACTGCCCTAGTGCAAGCCCCCCTTCCCTCCGTGGGGGGCTTTTTTATTAATAACTGGCAAGCTTTGAAACACTGATATCAAGAGCATCACAAATCTTTACGAGTGTTGACCAGCGTATATCCTTGGCTGTCCGATACTTGTAAACCGACTGCTCAGATACACCAAGGAGCTTTGCTAGCTGCTCAGATCCAACCTGACTATCAAGCATGGCCATTTTAATTTTTTGGCCGATATCAGAATGGGATGTCATCTTCAAAATCCTCCTCAATCTGTTGCGGCGCCGGTTTTTGAGCTGGCTTCGATTCCTGCTTGCCGCCGATGAGGTCCAAAGAACTCACTATACAGCGCAGAGAGAAACGATTATTTCCCTCCTTGTCTTGGTACTCGTCCGCTGATATCTCGCCTGAGATCGCTACCTGTGCTCCTTTAACGAGATATTCAGGCAGGTTTCCTTCGGCACGTTTACCAAACAGCGCGAATTGCACCCACGTTGTTGTCTTTTTGTCTCCGTAACCAGAGTCTACAGCGCCGGTGAATGAACACACCGATGTGCCTCCCTTGGTTACACGTACCTCAGCGTCTCGGCCTAGCCGAGCTGTGCAAGTAAATACGTTCATGACTTCCTCCATTTTTGACTTTGCGTTTCAATTGTTTCGACTGCGCTTGTCACAGCAGCAGCCAATAGTTTGATATATTCTTCGTCCCGATAGACTCGAACAATCAAATCTTCCATCGCCGGGTGATAAGACATAAAGTCCCACCATTCCCGACCAGTTATCCACAGGCAGCCTTGCACCTGCGGGATGTACTTGCTTGGTATTTTCCCATCACGCAGATAGGCGACATGCGTGTGAGGTAATGGGCACTTGATTTCAATGCCGCCATCGTCACCCACGAGGCCATCCGGGCTGGCGCCACACTCTAAAGTGTCGTGTAGACAGAGACCGACTTCGACCACCTCGACATCGTTCGACAGCTCGTACAAAGCTTTTGCCGCGGGCTCGAGTTCGTTGCCACGCTCCATCGCTGAGTTCGTGTAAAACTCAGGCAACTCACCCGTAATCTTTTGTGCGATTAGCTCGTTAATGTAGCTGTCAGCCGAACTGCTTGCCTTTCCAGTAGGCGTTAATAACTTCCCGAAGTTGGACGCCGTAGGGCGCCCTAATCGGCTCTCTAGCCACTCCTGTGACCCTTGCTCGTGGTTATTTATTCGCATCTTTCAATTTCCTTTGTAACGCGTTGAATGCTTTATCGAATGACGACTCACTTAACTGCTCAACACTCGACACGTTGAAAGCCTTTAAAAACTTATCGATGTCGGCACTGGTCTTCTCAATCAGGTCGTTAATAATCGCCGCCTGATCGCCGTCAATGGTTTTGACCTGCTTGCCGTGATCATTAGTCGCGTCAGCATCTGCGGTGTCGTCAATGCAGAACAGCCCATTCAAAGCATACTTGCGAGCATAAGAGCTGGCCGAGCCCGTGATCTGCGCCTCGTCCATGCCTTTCTTGGTTTCTGCTTCCCGAGCGAACGCCGTAGTCGACACAGTGTGCTCACCATCGCTCAGAGTCGCTGTAGCTTTCACATAGACGCGATCACCGACCGCAACGATGTCATCGCTAATGGTCAGCACAAGATCGCCAAGAAGCGGCTTGACGGCCTCTAGGATGTCTTCGCACGACCGATACTTATAGCCGCCAAATTTGTTCATCTGACCTTTCGGCGCTTTTAGCTTAGACTGAATGTCTGCAATTTTCTTAATCATCTTACTCTCCGTACCACATGTCGTGGGCTGTGCCATTTTTAATCTCAATGGCTTGTTCATTAATAACACTGTTCACGATATCGAACAGTCGGTCTTTGTCGCCCGAGGTGCAGGCATCAAACATTCTTAGAAAGCGATCCTCGATTGCTTTCTTTTGGTCTGCGTATGATGCTCCTAAGTTAGCGTACTCGCCGATCATCAGCTCGCAGCACACATCGGGGTTTGTTTGCACCAAGTGATCAAGTGCATGATCAGCGCAGGTCCAACATAATTTGCCCGAGGCAAGCACTACTCCACAGTTTTTACATTCCATAACGATTTCCCTCACATTCAAGTTCAGCGTATCGCTCAGAAAACCCAGCAAGGTAATCCGGGTCATCATCGAGCGGGTTATTATTTAGCTCAGCATCAACGTAGCCGCACCAACGCAACCACTCCGCATATTCAACTCTAGATAGTTCGTCCATGTGTTATCCCTCCGTAAAACACATGCACAGATTAACCCATTAGGTTTGCCCAATGCAACCTATAAGTTTATTTTTTTAGAGCTTTTTGTTTTACTTGAGGTAAGCGCCGGTCTCGATCATGTACGCCAGCTCTTCAGCTCGCGCACCTACTTGTCGGTGCCATTTAGAATTAAGCATTTCGGATGCAGCCATCGACCAGTTGTGCTCGGCGACATGCTTTAGAGTTTTTTTGAATTTTAGAAAGGTGGGTAGGCCGAGGTTAAACAGCATGTTAACTAGGGCTTCTTGGCGCACCTGATTAAGTTCATCGAACCACGAAAAAACCGATAGCTCTTGATAACAGCGCTCAATGTCGTTTCTTAAAAGATAGTCAATTTCATCAGGTGATAACCCAAGACCCCGATCAGGATCAAGGCAACGACCAACACCAACCGTAACGTATCCTTCCGAATCCTCGTATGCATACTTCATTACCCCTTCGTGCCGCTTCAGAGTCTCAATTAATTTTTTCATGACTCCCTCGACACGCCTTTGGCTTTTTCGTAGGTTCTGTACGCGCCCAATCCCAGCATGCCCATAAGCACAGGCAGCATTTGACTGAGATCTAAGCTTGGAATAATGACATTATGGCCAGTGAGAGCGAGATAAAAATTGCCCAAAGGCACAACGATATAGTTAAAACCGAGACCACTAGCGCATATCCAGCCAGTTGCCGGGCGCCATCCGGCCACGAACAAGGATTTGTGAGCTGCTTCAATTTGATTTGTTTTAATCTGTTCTTTAGCGATCTCATGCGCCTGCCTCTCAGCTAGGGTTGCGATTTCATGCGCTAATTTGTACCGCTCGTCAGCGTCCGGAATCACCTTGTCTAACAACTTGGTTACCGGGCTGATCAGCGCCTCCCAGATCATAACCCACCTTTAATCCAAAGGCCGATAACACCCATTATGATCGCCATGATGACTCGCTCGATCCATTGGTTTTTGGCTTGGTGTATCTCAATCTGCTGAATGCGTTTCTCATGGCCTTTAACTTCTTCTTTTAAAAGGCCTTGCATCTCATCGATCCGGCTGTGGGCTCTTGCAATTGAGTCAGTTAAATGCACTTGTCGCTGCTCGATGCCGGACAAATGCTTCAACGAATCGGCAATACTTGCCAGTGTACTTTTGATATCTACGATATCGTGACCCATCGATTCCTGCTGGGCCTGTAATTTGGCTACTGCCGCTTCTACACTCATTGCTCTTCCTCGCCTACACCTTTGAGAGCCTGCTCAACACGCTTCTTGATCGCTTTGTTTTTCATGTAATTACTTGCTTCGCGTAGCACCGATACAACCGGGGCAGGCACGCCAGTAATTCCAAAAGTTGCTAGCTGATCAAGCGCAACCATTACCGCCGAAGCAGTGTTCGAGTAGTTTACAGCTCCCGGTGGTGCTGTGTATACCACTTGGGCAATCTCCACTAAGTCTCGTATTTGCTGTGCTTGTTTCTTGCCATAAAGGCTTTCAAGCTTGCCCTGCTGATCGAGAGAGTTAACGGTTTTAGCTAGCTGATTGACTGAGATTAAAGGCTGCCCACGCTCATCGGTTTGGCTTGGTGAAACAGCTCGTTCTCGGATATGATCAATTAGCTTGGCTTTCATGTCCGTCCAAGCCTGCTTGCCTTGA